CAGCCTTACATAAACAATCGCCTATTTAAAAACTTTATGGCACTTTGTTTTTTTGCGTTCCTGTTTAGCCTTTGTTACTCAATTTATGCCATTGTTTTTATAAAAGACAATACAACGATTATCATTAATTGCTTGTATATAGCCGTTTTCTTTGCCTCTTTATTAATGGCGTTCACGACGTTTCAAAAGGTGGCTTATGAGTAATGTAGTCTTGGTCACTGGTGTCATGGGTTCAGGCAAAACTTTAAAAGTTGTTGCTGACTTGGTTAATGATATCGAAAAAAATGAGACTCGCCCAGTCGAGGAAAAACGCACTTATTACGCAGACATTACGGGTCTAAAAATTGAAGGTGTTTTGCCTAGTCCTGACGACTGGAGAACCACACCTGACCATAGTTATATCATTTATGACGAAGCACAATTAAACCCTAGATTTGCGCGTAAACGTGGCTTGTCTCATGTATCTGTGCAGGAATTAACCCTTGCCCGTAAACGTGGGCATACGATTATTTTTATCACTCAAGCACCCAACCGACTACATCAAGACATTTTGGACGTCATTCAGGAACATTACCATTTGGCTAGACCTTACGGGGCAAAACTCGCTACTTGCTATATGTGGCGAAATAAAGCTGAAAAAAATCCTATGGGTCGTGAAGCCCAACGCACTGTAGAAACAAAGTTTTTATTTACCTATCCAAAAAAATGTTATGACTATTACGACTCTGCACAAGTCAAAAACGACGGTTTAAAAATCAAGATACCGCCTAAAACTGCCGCGTTTGTCTTGTTACCCTTGGCATTGTTTGCTTATGCTGGTTATGGTTGGTTTGATCCAAAAGTACAAAAATTGGCTAACCCTGCTTCGGCTAAAAAATCCGCCTCGGCTACTGCGTCAACTTCTGCGCCTACGGCTCTAGCTTCTGCGCCTAAAACTGCTTCGGCTGTTTCTGCTATGTCCTCGCCTCCAGCTTCGACACCTCAGCCGCTACAGATAGACGCCTATACACAAAAAATCCAGTCAATGCCCGTTAATGTTATTAACTTTGGGGGCAAGTGTACGGCATACAACAAAGACGGTTTACCGCTTGAATTAACTTATAAAGATTGTCTCGCATACGCACACGGCAAAAAACCAATCATGCGTATATTGCAAAATAATCAAGTAGCTGCGTCTGTGCAACCAATACCGCAAACGCAAATACCCGCGACAAATAATGTCGCTCAAACTATAGCAAGTGCTGGGGGTGTGTAATGGCTAGCGAAGTCGCTGCAACCATACCGCCAAATATACTTGAAACTAAAATAGGTCTCGTTTGTATCGATGTTGATACAACTAACGGGGCTTGTAAAACTTGGGCAGTAATGAAACAACCTGAGCCATTACTTCCTAAGCTGTCTAAACCTGAATTGGGGCAGTTGACCACTTCGGTTATAGGCGTTCTTATCCTAGCTTGGGTATTCACTGTATTAAAAAAAGCGATCAACTAAAGGAGACAAAAAATGTCTAAATTCGCTCAAATGAAAAAACGCTTAGCAACTACCAAACAAGCTATCAATAACAAAACTTTGGCTAAAGTTGTTATCCCTGCAACTTTAACCCTTGGCGCAATGTCTGCTCATGCTGATTTGACTGGTACAAGCGGCGTTGACGTAAATGATATTGCTGGTGAAGTTGCTGACGCCAAAACGCCAGTCGCTAAAATTGCCTCTGCGTCATTGGGTGTTTATGTTGCTCTGCGCGTTTGGAAACTTGTACGTCGTGCTATCTAATTACGTCGTATAACTTGGTTGTAGTTGACTGACTCCGACAGTCAATTCTTAATTAATCTACTAATATGATTTAAGAGGCTAGATTATGTTATTAGATTATTTACCTTATGTTTTAATCATTGTTTGTTCTTATCTCGTTTTGTTCAAATAGGATTGCTAATCATGCGCCAACTATTTAAAAAAGTGATGGTTTGTTTTTTAGCAATTCAATTAGCATTTTTTTCGCCCGTTTCTGCCAATGCTGCTAGTCCTGCTGGTTGGACTTTTTCGGGTTTTGATGTTGTTGCAGGTATAGTTTCAGCTGTTAAAAATGGTACTAAAGCAACCGCTACTGTTGCAAAAAGTCCTGTCGTTTCAAAGGTTGCTAAGGGTATAGTTGGCGGTGCTATTGCTGGGGCTGCTTTACCCCTTGCTATCTCTCAAATAAGCGGTATAGCGCTTGAAGCTCTTGATTGGGTGCTTGACCCTGCTAACAATGCTATTAAGTATAAGCCCAAAAACATATCAGCAGCGGGGAAATATTGGGCTTGGTCTGGTATATCTGGTCTAGATGATAGTAATTTTGATATGTATGCTGGTACAAGCCCAGAAGCTGCTTGTATTAAATTAGCTGCTTTTTACGGTAAGCAATTTGGCAAAGTTACTAATATTACTTCTGCTTCTGCCCAATGTTGGTGGTCGGGTTCGTCAAGTTATGACCAATATATCAAGTTATTTACTTACACCCCTACTAATGATTATAAATCCATCCCAATCCCTACAGTTGCTGACAAAATTTACGATAATGCTAAAACTGGTCATGCTGATAGTGTCGCTGCTGTAACAACTGCGGTTGCTGACCTCACAAAAGAAGGTGAGTACGATACGCCACTTGATTTATCAAAGCCTGAGGATAAAACTTGTGAGGCTGGTTATGTAAAAAACTCGGCTGGTGAATGTGTAAAAAAAGATGAGCCTAAAACCTGTCCTGCTGGGTCTTTTAAAGTTGGTGATATCTGTATTGACCCACCCGAACCAAAAGAAGATGGTTCATGCGGTGAATGTTGTGAGCAATTATTACAAGCTATTTCTGCGCTTGCTGACTTGCAAACCGTCCTTAATCAAAAATTGCTTGATAGTGATGATAAAACGCGCCAAGAATTATCAAAAATTCAAGATAAAATTGATTTGTTAGGTACTGATTTAAAAAGCGTTAATGATAATATTGTTAGGCTCACTTATGAAGCTAAAAAGATAAATTCTACGCTTGAACAGTTAGACGAAAACCAAGAATTACGCTTTAAAAATCTCACTGATACTATCAATCAAGCTAAAAAAGAATTACTTGATAGTGACAAAATCACTCAAGAAAAACTTGATAAAATTAATGATGTCTTAAATAAATCATTAGATGAATTTAAAGAAACAAATAAAAAGCTGGACAAAGTTAATGAAAATCTTGAGAAAATGCAGAAATGTAATGAGACTGAATTTAATAAAAAAATGTGTGATATGGCGGATTGGTTTCAAGAGAAATTTGAAAAACCTGATGAAAATGGCAATGTTGATATAAAAGATTTTGAGTTGCCCAGTATCGATACAAACAAAGTTAAGTTTGATAATCAATGTCCTGCACCAACACCGCTAGATATAAGCATATCATCATTAATGATTAACTTTCATGACGAATTAAATTATCAGCCACTTTGCGATTTTATGATTAAATTACGTCCCTTTGTCGTTGGCTTTGGCTATGTCTCAGGTGCGTTTATTGTGGCAGGGGTAGGGCGTAAAAATGGGTAATATGTTTTATCAAATAGGCTTGGCACTTATGCAAGTAGGCATTAAGCGGCTCTTGCTTGGTGCTGGTCTTGGTTTTGTCTCATATAAGGCATTATCTAACATATTTGATAATATGATATCTAACGCTATTGCGAATATGCAGGGCGGATCAGATATCGCATTATCTTTTCTAGGTCTATCGGGTATGGATACCGCTTTATCTATTGTTATCAGTGCTGCCTTGGTGCGTGTGACGATTGCGTCCAGTCAGATACACCTTACAAAAGTTTAACTTGTTGCTGGGTAATTTTGCCTTGTAACGAGATTTAAAAATGAACTTTTTAGCAATACTTGATTATTACAGTCGTAATGGTCTATATCAATCAAAACATGAATATTTAGACAAGTTTCATCACTTGATGTTTTTTGCTGGTAAAGAAAAGATAAAGATAGATGATATTCATGATTACTGTTCCCTCCGCTCTCTCTCGGGTGTTAAGAATGCTACAATTAACCGTGAATTGACCATCGCCAGGTCTGCTATTAATTACTACAATAAGCATAATGATTCAGATATAAAAAATCCTTTCAATGGTTTTAATCTCTTTGAAGCTGATTTTATTCCCAGGTACTTAAATGCTAAAGAATGTGGCTTGCTCTTGGAGACTTGCAAGCAATACTCTAACCCGCTTTTTCATTCTTATATATCATTATTATTAAATACGGGTTGCCGTTCTGGTGAGCTGTTAACGCTCCAATGGGACAATGTTTTTCTTGATGATCGTTATTTGATTGTTCGCAATTCTTTATCTAAGAATAAAAAGACTGTTTATAAACCTTTGAATAATCAGGCTATTATTGCCTTTTCTGAGCTTTCCCCGCTCGATACTGGCTTTGTTTTTTTGAATACCAGGACAAATGATCGTTATAAAAGTTTTCGTAAAGCTTGGCTTTGGGCTAAAGAACGTTCAGGCATTGATTGCCGTATTCATGATTTAAGGCACACTTTCGCTAGTTTGCTGGTGTCAAGCGGTGTACCCCTTTATCATGTCTCGCAGTTACTCGGTCAT